GACTTAGTACAGCCAGTTATAACAGTTGGTTTGTCTGCTGTTGGTAGAGGTAATGATTTAGAACAATTAGTTAGATTTGTACAAACACTTGGACAAACAATGGGGCCAGAATCTTTAGCAACATACGTTAAACCTAGTGAATTAATTAAAAGATTGGCTTATTCTATGGGTATTGACATAGTTGGATTAGTAAAATCTGAGCAAGAGTTGATGCAAGAGATGCAACAACAACAACAGTTGCAACTTGCACAACAAGCTATGCAATCAGGTATGGCTGATCCACAAAAACTTGCAAATGCGGCACAAATGCAGCAAGAAATGCAAGATCCAACAGAAACACCTACTGAATAACCATGACCCAATCATCAAACAATCCACAAATTTCTACTCCTGAACAACTAGAAGGTTTAGTCGGCCCAGGACAAGAAAATATTCTTGAAGAATTTGTACAAGAACAGGAAGCGGCGCAAAGTAATGACAAAATTTTGGGTAAATTTAATACTCAAGAAGATTTAGCAAAAGCATATACAGAATTAGAAAAGCGTGTTGGGCAGCAACCACAAAACGAAACGCCAGAGCCACCTGTAGAGCAAACAGATGACAACTATACTGCTGAAGCTGCATCTGAACTATACGGTAAAGAATATGTAGATGCTTTGTCAGAAAAAGGTTTAGACATGGCTGACATTATGAAAAGAGCTGACAACGGAGAAGATATTAGTGAAAATTACGATACATTAGCCGAAGTATTTAATGTACCAAAAGCAGTAGTAGAAAATTATGTAAATGCTGCACAGCAAACACAAATGCCTACACCTGGACTTACACCTGAAGATGGTGTTGAGGTAAGAAATGCTATTGGCGGTGACGAAGCATTTGCAGAAGTTACACAATGGGTAGAAAAGAATGTAGATAAGCAAACTTTAGAAAGTTACAATAAAATTGCAGATACAAACAAGGAAGCTGCATTATGGGCGTTAAAATTTTTTCAAGCGCAAATGAAGTCACCTGGATCTGTAGTAGAACCAAAATTATATGGAGGCGGTAACGTACCATCGCAATCTACATACGAAAGCAAGCAGCAAGTGCTTGACGCAATGAACAAAACTAACAGTAAAGGACAAAGGTTATATGACGTTGATGAAGCATATAGAGATAAAGTTGCAAAAATACTACTCAATTCAGACGTTTTTTAGTATATTAAAAACAGTTAGCATTTCATGCACCAGGCCCATCTAGGTGGACAACCTGTAGCTGTTTATGAATTAGGCGAACTAAAAATTAATTGTAAACCTATTTTTTAACCACATGGCTGTAACACTTAGCCGTCTGGGTCAGATTAAGGGTTCTGCTGCCACCTGGCAAGCTGGGGCTACTGGTCTTGATACAGATAGAGCCTTGATGCTCAAACTCGGTTCTGCCGAAGTTCTAGATGCTTTTGAAAGAGCTTGCGTTTTTAAGGGCAAAACTAGAGAAAGAAACATAAGAGGAGGCAAATCTGTGGCCTTCCCAATTACAGGTAAGTTAAGTGCTTCCTATCATCAACCAGGAACCGTCATTACTGGTGACGGCAACGATCCTTCAGATTTAAACGAACGCATCATTAATCTTGACGCATTAATGGTTGCAGACGTTGCAATCCTGGAGGTTGATGAATTAATGTCTTATTTTGACGTAAGGCAAATTTATACAACTGAATTGGGAAGGGCTTTAGCCGTAGAATATGATAAGCGTGTTGCAAGAATGATTTTTGCTGCTGCTTCTAATGCTACTGAGCCTCTAAACAAATCATCTAACAGCGGTAGAACTGGTCAAGGAATAACACTTGGCACAGATTACACAGCATCTGGTGCAACTCGTCAGGCAAAAGGCGATGCTCTTGTAAATGCTATTTTTGATGCAAGAGTTGGCTTTGAAGGCAAAGATGTAAGCATCGAAGATATGTGTGCTGTATTCGGCCCAGAAGACTACTATTTAATTACTCAATCATCAAGAGCAATTAACGCTGACTTTGGTGGTAGTGGTACTATTGCTGATGGTCGTACTTTGCAAGTAGCTGGTATTCCAATTTTAATGTCTAACCACGTTACTCAAGCAAACTACTCATTAGTAGCTGGTGATCACAACTCTGACTATGCACAGAACTTAAGTAAGTGCAAAGGGCTTATCTTTAATAAGGAAGCTGTAGGAGTTGTATCTTTACTATCTCCACAACTACAAATGACAGGTGAAGAATTTAGAGTACAGCACCAAGCTGACTTAATGGTTGCTCGTCAAGCATTAGGCATGGGTGTTCTAAGAGCTGAATCTGCTTGCAAAATTGTAATTCCTTAAATTTAAGTTATTATCAAATTGCATACATTGGTCATAAAAGAGTCATTTACTGGCTCTTTTTTCTTATTCTTGTAGAATAAATTCAATACATGTGTAAATAATTATGGGTATTAAAAACCAATCAGTTACACAAGGTCGTACTACGTTACTAGACGCTGTAAATGTTTTATTAGCAAACATAGGTGAACAGCCTATTAATAGCTTAGAAACTGAGCAAATAGATGAATCTAAGCAAGCGGAAAGAACAATATTAGAATTTCATAAAGAAGGACAAACAAAAGGGTGGAGTTGGAATACAGAATTTCAATACCCATTTCAAAAAGATTCTATTACTAAAGAGATTACTGTTCCAGAAAATATTTTGCAATTTGCATTAGATCCGTATTTATATGCAGGCCGTTACCAGTTAAGAGGTCAAAGAATATATGATCTGCAAGAACGAAGATACATAATGGAAGAAACAGTAACCGAAATAAAAGCTGATGTTATATGGTTGTTACCCTGGGATGATGTACCAGAAGCATATAACAGGTGGATAACAATTAGAGCATCAAGAGTATTTACTGCTCGTGTTTTAGGATCTGATGCTTTATTTAAATACACATCAAAAGATGAATTAGACGCATTAATAGTATTAGAACGTGTGGAGCAACAACAGGAAGTACCAAATATATTAACTGGTGGCCGTAACTATTTGCCATTTCCTACTTATGATCCAGCTATGGGATTAGCAACAAGAAGAATAGGTACTGCTTATAGACTATGAGTTCATTAGTAAGTTATTCCATACCAAACTTAGCCCAGGGAATCAGTCAACAACCTGATGCTCAACGTGATCCCTCACAGGCAGAAATACAAATAAATGGAATGTCATCTATTGTTGAAGGGTTACGCAAAAGGGATTGCAGCGAAACAATAGGATTAGTTTCTAACAATACTTTTGGCGATTGTTTTATACATAGTATTTTAAGAGATAAAGTTGAGGAATATTTAGCTGTTATTAGTTCAAGTACAATTAAAATTTTTGATTTAGAAGGTAATAATAAAACTGTAAACCCTGTAAGTGGTGCATATAATTATTTATCAACAATTACTGATGCAAAAACACAATTAAGAGCTGTAACTATTGCTGATTTTACATTTATAACTAACACGTTAAAAGTGCCAGCAATGACTACTGATACAGCACCTGTTGTTGCCAGGCCAACTACGCATGAAGCATTGATATGGGTTAGAGCTGCTACATACGGCCAAACATACAGAGTAAATATAAACAACACAGAAGTAACTGTGCAAACTGCTGTTGCCCCTGTTGTTGCTAGTGGTAGCACCGTTACTGAAAATAGAATTAGCTCTGAAGATATAGCAACAAATATAATTAATGGATTTTCGTCTTTATCTGGTGTTAGTTTTGCTAGGAGTGGTGCTGTAATCCATGTAACTTCATCTAACGCATTAACTATTGCTGTATCAGATGCAAGATCAAACGCTGATATAACTGCAATTTTTGATAAGGTTCAGGCATTTACAGAACTGCCAACCATAGCTCCTAGTAATTATCAGGTAACTATAGAAGGTGATCCTACTAATGCTTTTGATGATTTTCATGTATCTTTTGCACCAAAAAGCGGAACATTTGGTGAAGGTACTTGGAGTGAAACAGTTAAACCTGGAGATAAATACAAAATAGATATTAATACAATGCCGCATTTGTTAGTGGCTTTACCTGACGGTACTTTTTTCTTTGGCCCTGCTAATGGTTCTACTCAATCAGGAAGTATAAATGGTGTTGCTTGGGAAGTTAAAATTCCTAGTTGGGGTGAACGTATTGCTGGTGATACGGAAACAGCACCTGATCCAAGTTTTATAGGTAATCCAATAAATGACATTTTTATCTATAAAAACAGGCTTGGTTTTCTTGCAGATGAAAATGTAATTTTATCTAGAGTTAGATCGTTGTTTGATTTTTTTCCAGAAACAGTTACTGCTGTTTTAGATAGTGACCCAATAGATGTTGTAGCAAGTAACAACAGAGTAAGTATTTTAAAATATGCTGTACCGTACCAGGACGAATTAATTTTATTTAGTTCGCAATATCAATTTAGATTTAATGCAGCAGAAACAATATTAACGCCAGCAACAGCACAAATTACAGTTTTAACGCAATTTGAAATAGATACAAATGTTAGACCACAACTGGCTGGTGGAGGCATTATATTTTGCCAGGCTAATGGTGACTTTTCACAATTTAGAGAGTTTAGTGTTCGTGGTGCTGGTACTGCTTTAACGGCTGATGCACAAGATTTAACAGGCTATGTTTCTGCTTATGTACCAAGTAGCGTTTTTAAGATAACAGTTAACGATACAAGTAATGCGTTGTTTGCTCTTAGTCATAAAACTGGTTTTAAAGATAGAATTTACGTTTATAAGTATTTTTTAAGAAGTGGCAGCGGTGGAGTAGAAAGAGCGCAGTCAAGCTGGAGTCATTGGACTTTTGCTGGTGCTGATGAAATATTGCAAGTTTTATGTATTAGAGAAACATTGTTTTGTTTAATGAGATACGGCACAAAAGTATTTTTAGAAAAGATACCAGTACAAGATAGAAGTCCAGAACCCCCTTCTGGCAGTCCTTATCCGTTGTTGTTAGATAGAAGAGTTTCGACAACGAATGAAACACCAACTGCTATGAGGGTGGCTTCTGGAACTTATAATGCAAACGCAAATACAACCACCTGGACGTTACCTTTTGCTGCTGCTGCAACTACGCAAGCCTGGTCAGGATTTCATACGTCATTTAATGGTGGTGTTTTATTGTCAACAATAACTTCTGGTAACACAATAACTGCATCTGGTAATTGGGCTGGTGCGCCAATATTTTTTGGTGAAAGTTATGAATTTAGATATAGATTTACTAAATTTAAGTTATACAAAGAAATAGGTGGCGGTAAAGCTGCGGCTAACGTAGAAAGAACACAAGTTAGACATGCAAAACTTAGATACCATGAAACTGCATATTTTGATATAGAAGTAACAGCAGAAAGAAGAGATACGGCTGTATATAAGTTTGACGGTACTGTATTAGCTAGTCGTATATCAAAAATAGGATCTGCATTGCCTAATGGTTATGATCCTGATGACGATAGGTATAAAGAAGGAGTATTTAGTGTTCCAATAATGTCCAGGGGAGAAAGATGTAATGTTGAAATAAAAAACGATACGCCACACCCTTGCAAATTTTCAACTTGTGAGTGGGTAGCTCTTATTACAGGTAAAGCGAGGGCGTTACGATGAAATGGATTAAACCTACAACAGCAGTTGTCCAGGAGGTTGGCACAACTATGAGGGAGGCTGACGAAGTGGAAGTACGTTTAAGCCATAATTTAGATCCGTTAACTGCATTGTCAAAAAGTGTACTTAAGTCTGATATTTGCAGAGCTATAGAAGGTGATGACGGTGTACCTGTTGGTATAACTGGTGTTACTAATCAATCTATATGGTTGTTAGGTACTGATGGCTTGACAGCTACAAAAAGCCACAAAAAAAGATTATGTGTTGATGGTCGTGAGTGGGTTGACTATTGTTTAAAAGAAGTTGGCAAACCTATAGGTAATTGGGTATATCATAAGAATAAGTTATCTATAAAATGGCTTAAGCATTTAGGGTTTACGGTTGAAGGGCCGCAGCCTTATGGTCATGCAGGGGCTTTATTCTGTCAATTTTGGAGGGCTAAATAGTGGATCCAGCAGTAGGATTTGGTATTGTTTCTGGTGGTCTTAACTTTTTAAGTGGGATAGCAAATTACCAGGCACAAAGGCAAGATTATGTTAATAAATTAGCTTACAAAAAAGCATCTGATGAATTTGCGTCCTGGTCTGCTAGGCAGCAAGCAGCTCAGACAGATATTAATAATCAATATAAATTTTGGGGAGAAAAAGTAAATTATGGCCAAAGTCTTGCTTACACAAACTCTTTAAGAAATTACGAACTTAGCAAAGCAATAGTAAGCGCAGAAGAAGTTGCCAGAGTCAGGTCATCTGCTGGCGCAGATTTTATAAGTACAAGTGATGCTTTTGCTCAAGGATTTCAGCAAGAGGCAATGGCAGATGCTGTAGCGTTATTTCAATACAATGTCCAGGCGTTAAAAGCTAGAAGTGCTATTGCCGCTGGTGCTACAGAAGGGCCGTCCGTAGATAGACTTATGAATGATTACGCAAGACAAGTGGGAGATTTTACAACTTTAAAACGTATAAATGACGGATTTAAAGAAAGTCAATATACTAGGCAACAAGCTGGAGCTATATCTCAATACATTAATCAATACAATAGCCAGCAGTTCTATCAGCAACAAGATTACGTTGATCCTATACCACCGTTTGCACCGTTACCTACTTTGATAGGCCCAGCAGGGCCATCAATGGTCGGTAGTGGGCCTAGTGCTGGAGCTGCAATACTTGGTTCAGTTGCTAGTGGTGTATCTGCTGGATTATCTACTTATGGAGCATTGACATAATGGTGCAAGAACTTCCAAAAAACCAATTAAACCCTACTGCTAAACCAGTAAATAGATTTTTAAATTACAGGTCAGAGCAACCCGCTGCGCCTCCTAAGTTGGTAGAAATGCCAACACCAAAAGGCATAAATATAATACAAAGATCTAATGAAATGAGTGTCCAGGGCTATAACAGCTTTAAACAGTTGTCAGATGCTTTGGCAAAAACAAGTCAGGCTGTAAGTCAGATAGGGCCAGTAGTAAAAAGCGAATCAGAAAAACGAGGCAGAAACGATGTACTAAAAGCATTGTCGTTGGCTAATAAACAAGCATTAAATAGTTCAGAAAATTACGCCGCTACTAACAGGCAAGTATCTAGAGAAGATGCTATTGCTGGCATGATGATGGATCAGGTTAATCCCTGGAGGCAAAAAGCTAGAGAAGATCAGTTAAGCAAATTAGCTGCTGGTGAAGCTGGAATATATATGGATAGAGCATATAACAAATATGCTTCAGAAATAATATCTTTAGATCCATTAAATCCAAGACTTGACCAGGTAAAAGCTGAAGGCGTTACGCAACTAGCACAGGATTGGGGTGTTGATGAAACAAGTGCAAGTTTTATTGACTACACAATTCCTTCTGTAAATAAAGCTTGGCAAAATTTTAACGAAAAGCATTTAAAAGCACATGTTAAATATCAAAAAGCTTTGCAAACAACATTAACAAAAGCGCAACTATATCAAGCATTAACAAATTGGAAAAAAGAAGAAACAACAGAAAATGAACTTATAGCTAGTTTAGGTACTATTCTTAACGACCAGGTAAAAAAATTAGGTTTACCTTTAGAGCCTACAGAATTTAAAAAGGATGTATTGCTTGCATTAAGGGCGCAGTTAGAAGTAGAAGCGTTAGATCCAAAAAATAAACATAGTCAAAAGGCAGAAAGTTTTTTAGGAATGTTAGAAAGCGTACCAGTAATTATGGTTACTGACGAAAAAGGCAAAGTAACTAAATACACTACTGCTGGTGAAATGTATGGCAAAGATTTTCTTATTGAGTCAAACAAAATAGGCAATGCTGCATTTCAAATAAATAAACGAAGAGAAGAAACTGGCGAAAAAGATTTTGTATTGAAATGGGCTGAAAATATTGTTTCGTTAGAAAAAGGTAGCCAGGAATATAACGAAAAAGTTGCTGAATTACTTAGCGATGAAAGTATGCCATATCACAAACGCATAAAATTATTTAAAGAAATAGATGAAATGGATACAAGTAGAGCAAAACTTACATTTAATACTGCACCTGTTGAAGAAATATTTTCATTAAATCAAAGCAGGCATGGAGTTAAATTTGATGAAAATGCTGTAAGAAAAGAACTTACAGAAGCATTAGCTACCGCACCTCCAGAACTTGCAGAATACAAAGCACAGAAATGGAAAGAATTTGCAACTATGGCAAGACAAAAAAGGTCTGAAGCTAGTGGTGCGTACGAAACAACCATAATTAATAAAAAAATAAAAGAAGCTACGCAGTTACAAGTAGATACTTATTACAAAGATTTTGGCCCTTTGTATTTGGATAAAAATATAGATTTAAGTAAACTTGATACTAAAGCCTACATAAGTAATTTAAAACCCCTTCAACAAGGTGGAGCTATGACTTATAGCCAAGCGTTAGAAGATAAGGTTTATGCAGATTTAACTAACGAAATAAACGAAAAAGGTAGTTTAGATCCAGCAGAGCAAACAAAAGTAATTGTTAATAGTATTGTTGAATTTAATAAAGACAAAGAAGCTATAAAAAATATGTTTCCTTTACCAGAAAAACAAATAAAAAAAGATGAAAAGCCAGTAGATGCGCCACCTACATATAAATTATCCAGTTTAGATGTTGTACCAGAATCTAGAATAGAAAAAAGAGATTACAAAGAATTTCCAATAATGTCTGCAAATGATACGCAAAAAGTTTTAAAACTAGCTTTAGAAGGCAAGCTTATACCTATGCCAATGCGATCACTTGCAAATAAATACAATATCTCGCCATATCAGTTACTTGTTGATACTTTAGAGCATTATAAAGATGAAGAGTTTTACCCTAGCGAAGAAGATAAAAATTTTCTTTTGCAAAAGGGTAACAAACTTATGGGTCTAAAAGATTCAGTTAAAGGGATGTCTCCTGGAGATGGCCAATTATCTGACGCAACTAATTATGTTGCTTATGTCTTATCAGGAACAGCACCTAAACGTCTTATTTACAGAGGTTAAATTATGGAACTAAATCAAGACCAGCAAGACAAAGAGCTAATTACGCCTCCTGTACCAGAGCAAGAAACTTTAGTAGCAGAAAAAGAAAAAGAAGAAGAGAAGCCCAATTATCCCTGGTGGGATTTTACCCAGGGCAAAGCTGCTACGGCTTACCAGGCTTATGGTGATTATGTAAAAAAAGTATCTGAAGGTAATGTAACTGGTGGTGATAGGGGTAAATTATTTGGATCTTTAATGCACCTGGGCTTTGACTTGGCATTGCCTACGCATTTAGATAATACGGCAGCATTAGGAACTATAAAAGCTATTGGTAACGCTACGAAAGCCGTTACAGATATGAGAAAAGGTGATTATACAGATTATGAGATAGGTAGAGGTGCAGATGAATTTATAGAAGAAGCATATAAAATTGGCGGCTTTAAACCACCTTCGGAAATGACGGCTGCCGAAAAAAATGGCGATGATATGCGGTCAGCATTAATGTTAAATATTTATTTAGCATTTTTAACAAGAGGCGTTGGTAATATTGCTGGTTCACAAATCCCAGCAGTAGCAAAATTAATGCAAACTATAGATCCTGTAAAAGCAAAAACTTTTATGGGTGCAATAGGTAGGCTTGGTATTGTAAATGCTATTGATGAAGTGCCTAGTACATTTTTAGATGACAACAGAAATAATTTTGGTACAAAACCAGGCATGAGCATGACAGAAGCATCAATAGCTTCTTTCCCTTATAATCTAGGACTTTCTTCGTTTGCTGCACTTGGTTTAAATGCTAAACAAATAAAAGGATTGTTTTCAAACGTAAAAAGAGCAAAAACAGCAGAAAGTTTAACAAATTTTAGAAGGATGCTTCGTGACCAGCAAAAAGCTGACAATATAATTACAGAAGATGCTGGCGGTAAAGTTTCTTTTACAAAAACCGTAGATCCTGAAGGAACTAATGCAGAAAAAATTACACCACAAACACCAGAATCAGATTCAGTACAAGAAGCTTTAGAAAACTTAGACGATACACAAATAGCAGAAGTAGCCCAGGTTGAAAATAATATTGCTGAAGTTATAGAAGAGGTATCAAAAAGAGTTGGTGACGGTGATCAGCAATTATTAAAATACAGCGATGTATCAGCACCTACAAATAGCCTTGCAATAACTGACATCAATACTCGTATAAATCAAGTACCAACTGATAATTTATTGTCTCTTGCTAATCCTAAAAATGGTACAGAATTGTCAGATGCAATAACAGAAATTACTGGTAAAGAGTTTGAGCAATTTACAAGGCAAGATGTAGTAAGTGGAATAAAAAAATTAGAAGGCGAGGGCAAAACATTAATGCCTAA